ATGGATGTCCTTTACTCATTGTCAAAAACTCTTAAAGATGCCAGAGACAAAATTGTCGAAGGCACACTATATTCAAATGTTAGTGATTTGATTCAGCAATTTAACCAAATGTTAATAACTATGAATGGAAACGAGTTTCAAACTGGTGGAATTGGTAATTTGCCAGTTAGAACGTGGAATTTTGAGTTTGGTTTATTGGGCACCACTTTATTGAATTTGGATGCAAACTACGTTGAGACGGCTAGAACTACAATAGAATACTTTGTTGATTTTATAGATAATGTATGCATGGATGAGATGGTGCGAGAGTCTCAGCGTAACGGAATTGCTCCGCAATCAGATGCTTTAAGAAAATTGTCTGGAATCAAATTCAAAAGAATTAATTTTGATAACTCTTCAGAGTATATAGAAAATTGGAATTTGCAGAGCAGAAGACAAAGAACTGGGTTTACGTTCCACAAACCGAACATTTTCCCATACTCAGCATCATTTACACTCAATAGGTCTCAACCACAGCATGACAATTTGATGGGAACAATGTGGCTGAATGCCGGTTCGGAAATTCAGGTTGCAGGATTTGATTATTCGTGTGCTATCAACGCTCCGGCCAACACACAACAATTTGAACACGTTGTACAGTTAAGACGAGTTCTAACGACTGCTACTATTACACTTTTACCTGATGCTGAAAGGTTTAGCTTTCCTAGAGTCATTAATTCCGCAGATGGGGCAACTACGTGGTATTTCAATCCAGTCATACTGCGACCGAACAACGTAGAAGTGGAATTCCTTCTTAATGGACAAATCATAAACACATACCAAGCTAGATTCGGAACAATTATTGCTCGAAATTTTGACACTATTAGATTATCCTTCCAGCTTATGCGTCCACCAAACATGACAGCTGCTGTTGCTGCTTTATTTCCAAATGCCCAGCCTTTTGAACATCACGCTACGGTTGGATTGACTTTAAGAATTGACTCAGCAATTTGTGAATCAGTGTTAGCTGATGCTACTGAGACGATGCTTGCAAATGTGACAGCAGTTAGACAGGAATATGCTATACCAGTTGGACCAGTATTTCCACCGGGAATGAATTGGACTGATCTGATCACTAATTATTCACCATCTAGAGAAGACAATTTGCAGCGCGTGTTTACTGTGGCTTCCATTAGAAGCATGCTAATTAAGTGA